GAAATAACTACTAAACCTGTATCCGATGTACCAAAACCTCCTGGTTTAGTGAATGATGATTTTTTAGTTTCACTATTATAATTTATACGAGATGATATAGCAACGCTATTATCTAAATAAACTCTATAAGTAACATCATCAGTAGTATCATCAGTTGTATTTTGATTATCTGTAACTACTAGTGAATTACTCAATCCTCTTATCGAGAACCGTTGCATAGTATATGTACTATTTGTTTTAACGATTGCAAATAATGCATCATCAAGCATTGCTATATGTTGTATATCACCACTTAACTCCCACTCAAACCAAGCTTGTTGAATACGTTGTGCAGCTGTTGTATGGTATCTAAATCCATATAGCTTTTTAGTTCCTTTAATTCCAAAGAATATAACTTGGTTCTCTCTGGAGTTAGCTATCATATTTATATCACTAGGAAAGCTTTTACTTATAGCTTTACTTTGTTCTAATACGTTTGGTTCACCTTCTCTTAATACAGCAGTCATTTCCCAGAAACGAGTGTACTGACCTGCGTTATCTAAGAAAGCTATGGTTGTACCTAATGAAACAGGTGTAGTACGGAAGTTAAAATTATAAGAAGATAAAGAGTTTATCTTTGCAGTTAATGGACTAAGGATATCACTATCTGTAGTCAACATAAACTGTTGATTCTTAGTAAATAAAACTAATCCTGAATTAACTTGAATTCCATCATAGACAATCGCTGGATACTCAGAACTACAAGATAAATCAATGTTATCTGTAGCTGTATAGGTGATAGCTGACTTTGGCCAAAAATTAAAGAAGTCTCCAGGTCTAGACATAATGACATTCTCATCACTGAGCATGACAAGTCTGTTCCTAAAGAACAGCATCTTATTAATAGTACCTACATAAGTATTACTGCTTGATTTGATTTCACCATCGCTTGTCTTCATAAATGAAGGTTCAGGTACTGTTAACTCATCACCAACTAAACGATTCTCCCAAGTTATTTGTTCAACTACAAAGTATATTGCACCAGCAGTTCCAGTAAGTGTTCCATAACTATCATCTTGCCTCCTAACTAACTGTACAGGCATAGTCTCTGGATTTATTTCAATTTTAACTCCTGGTTTTGGACACTCTTCCCAAACACCTTCACCATCTAAAAAAGTACCATCTGCTTTTTGTTTACCAATAAACTTTACATAGTAATCATCTTCTTCAGCTTCACTATTAGCTACCTTTACTACATATCCATGTTTACATTGACTAGGTAGATCAGCTACATCTTTAACTGAATCAGTAAATACATTTAGTAAATTACTTACAGGGGTACTGATTTGGAATGGATCAGATGAGACTCCTGAATTTCTTTTTATATATAGTCCATTACCTATTTGTTCTACACCATTTTCTGTAAAGTTATTACCAGTATCATTATCATTTATTATATTTGTTCTTATATCTGCAAGAATACTTTCAGCAGTAACTGTAGTCTTAGTATCAAAGGAGGTAGGTATAGGACGTATTAAACCAAGGTTAGCTTTAACTTTTGCGATACTTACAGCTTCAACAGTGATTTTATAGTAGGCATCTTTTAACCAAACATGAAAATAATCACCTTCATTCCAGCCTTCACCACCATATAAAAGATCGTGTGTTGTAGTATATCTAGCTTGGTAGACAGTTCTTTCTGAATTATCTTCTGTATCAGGTACTGATTGACCAGTTGTTGTTAAACGAAAGTATAGGTTTTTAGCATTATTATTAGCAGTTTCCCCGTCTTTATCTGTAACTTGAACCTCGTAGTTATAATTTCTTTCTGTAATGGTCTTTAGTTCAACTACAGCATTTCCAGTAATAGAGATAGCTGCGGAACTATAACCTGTACCCATACTAGTTATCTCTACACGTACAACTTTTCCACCATCAACTGTTGCAGTAGCTGTCGCCAGAGTTCCTACATGCTTCCACACTGCACCACCATCTGCTATCCCAGTTTCTGTTCCAGTAGGTCCATCACCTGATGATGCTGAAGTTCCTTCAGTAGTACATTCATAAAATCTAGAACCGTTTTTTGTTATATCAGTTACACTATAAGGCGTATTCTGTTGCCACGTTTCCTTACCAGTAGTAACTGTTACAGGTGCGCTTATTGTTACTGTTGGAGCTGAACTATAACCAGAACCACCATCCTTAACTAAAACTGATCCACCTGCAGCATCACTAGGAACATCACCTCCTACAGCATTGTCATCTATTAAACTAACATTATCTGATATTGCAAATATTCTTGTACCTACATTTGGAGCAAAGCCATCTCTACCAACACCACAAGAATCATCACATGGAGAGTGATCTATAGATTTATTAATTCTAGCACTATGCAGTCTCATGTTCTTACCAGATACTGTACAGTAGTTATTACTTGAAGCAATTCTTTCTACTGATAGTCTTGTAACTGTCGAAACTGTTTGAGTATCATCAGTATCATCATCATCAAATAAGTTAACTGCATATTGACTAGCATAAGCTACTTTCTTTAATTCTATAAATGCCTCTGGTGAACGTGTAGGTTCAACTGTATCAGACATTTTAACAATCCTATTCCTATTGAGAATGTAGGTATAGTCATTAAGAGTAAGTGTTTGTAGATCTGAATCCTTGATTGTACCGTCACTAACTTGCTTTAAGTAGTTCTTTAATACTGTTTCTTTACCTGCGTCATAGACAACTGTACAAGATGTTCCAGTCTCACAACTCCACATTTTTATATCACCAGTATCTAACTTTATCTGACCTATATACTGTTCGTTCTCATCTCTATAGTAATGAAACCATTGATTTTCATTTGGAGAATTTTCAAAATCAAAAGCACCTAAGCCATGACCTATTAATTTACCTCCTGGTCTTTTAATTAAACCTTGAGTAACATCAGGTAATACATTCTTAGCTACCTTTAATTGTCCTGGTGTTTTTAATTCATCTGGTTGCTCTGATATACCACTAAAATAATTAGGTATAGTTTGAGTAATACTTGTCATTATCTTCTAAGTGCATTGTATGGCTGATATGATCTATATGAACTTTCATGTGGCCAACCAAAATATGAATGATCTCCTTGATCACATTCGTATTCCATACATGCAGCTCTAGATTGTGCTTCCTGTACTTGTAGTAGCTGTACTAATTGTGGGTTAGAAACAAGCTGTGTAGCAGCTCTTACAGCTGATCTATAGATGATGTATCTTTGGAATATTGGAGGTATCTTTTCAAAAGCAAATAGGTGAGTTACATCTATATCAATATCATCATCAAATTCATAAGTATGTTCTACTAAATTATATAGTTTTCCTTCTCTTCTAACTACATCAAGATTTTTATCATGACCATCTGTTGCATCAATTCTAAGGTATGTACTAGGTATGGTTATATGTTTTGTTGTAGCATCTGGTGATTGTTTTATGTGGTATTCCTTATTGAAATGCCAACCTTCATTTTGTACATCTTTATTTACTTCACTTAAAATATTATAGATAAAACCTATCTCTGGGTTTGTATAATCTAATGTAGTAATCGGGGATTGACCGATAGCTCCCAGTATAGAATTGACTGCGGATAATTCGGTATCGAGTTCAGTTGTTGTGGTAGCCATAGGTTATATAAAAAAAAAAGAGAGCCATAAAGACTCTCTTATATAAATAGTTAAAACAATTTACCAAGCACTAGGAGCTGTGTTTGTTGTATGTAACTCAACAGCAGCTGCAGGGTTTAGATAGTCGGCGCCCATAGCGAGTCGTCCCAATATTACATCTCCTTGGTAGATAACGGATACATCACCAGATGTTACTTGAACCTGTGGTCCGATTGCTTCGACAACACCAGCGGCTTCCTTCTGGAAGATTAGTCCACATGAAGTGTCAAAGGCATCAGCTTCACCATAGTTGTTATTAACACCATTGATTCCACCACCATCAGCTATATCAGCACCAACGAATGAACCAGCATTAGTTATAGTCGCGGATGTACCAAACTTACCTTGGAAAGGTATGTTCATTGACTTGAATATCTTAATACCAGCTATTTCAACAATACCTTGACCTGATTGTAATGATGAACCTTGTGCATCACGGTTAACCAAACCACTATCTCCAGTCTGTTGGATCAGTGAATAGTATTGACGTGGGTTAAGAACAGCAACTCTACCTTGTGAGCTTACACCTTTCTCATCGAGAACAGCAGCAGCATCATAGAAAGCTGTTACAAGCTTAGCTGCGTCAAGCGCATCAGCAGCAGCACCAGATCCTGTACCAACTTGTATCGTTGTTCCACCTGGTTCTAGTTTATTAGTAGCAGAGATTGGAGAAGCTTTACGAGCACCACGAGTGATAGCTCTGAAGATATTTCTATCGTATGTCTCAGCTAAAGCATAGCCGATCTTCTTAGATATCTCACCACGAAGTTCATAATGAGCAAGTGTCTCATCTAGGTTGTAAACAAAAGCTGAACTGATTAAAAGATCATCCATAACGATGGTCTTCTCAGCTACAGGCATTGAGTTCTCTGTACCTAAAATGGGAGTACCTGGTTCATGATATGAACTTGACATGCGTCCCGTGTAGATGAACTGCAATGATTTGCCGTTCTTTAGGGTACGCTTCATAACAAGATCCCTAGCAATTGTATTGTGCTGGAATCCTTTAAACAGCTCACCACTGAATAATTTCAGATAGGTTCCATACTTGGTATCGTAATTAGTACCAAGTGCTAATGGAGTTGAAGCTGTACTATTAATCCTACCTAAAGCGGTAGTAGGAGCATTAGCCATTTTTCTTTTACTTTAAAATGTATTGAATGTATATTTACCCTTGCGCGCAAATTAGATTAATCGTTTTTGTGGTCTTTCCCACCGTCTAGACGGCTAATAGGTATCCTGCGTACAGGGCTAAGAGCCAAATGAAAGAGAGGTCCGACTCTGAGGTGCCTCTCTTCCTGTTTTATATATTAGAAACTAAACTTAGCTCCTAACTTTGTACCGTATGTGTTGTCAGCATCTTCTACTTGCGCGAAAGAAACTTCGCCATATAGACCAAGCTTTTCCGTAGCAGCAAGGGAGGCTCCTGTTTTCCCAGACCAATTAGACTCAGCATCAACGCCATCTGCAGCGTTAACAGTTTTACCACCCTGAAGGTAGTAGGCGAGATCGCCAATATTGTTTTCGTAACCTAGATGTATATCAGTAGATCTAGATGTGTACTCTGAACCAGTGTAGTTAGCATTGGTCTCTACGTTTACATATGGTCCAGCCATTGCAGGTGTAGAAGCAAGAGTGGTTGCTAGGACAAGTGCAAGTTTTTTCATTTAATTAATTTTTGTAAGATTTGTAGTAAGTGATGCCACGATATTTAAGTTTCTCTGATCTCTCTAAAGCTTTCTGCTCTTTAACACGAGCTTGTAGTTCTAGTTGAGTCATAATAAAAACCTCAATACCTAAGCCCCGTTCCATGCTTAGGTTTCATGCGTCCCGAAGGATGAACGGAAGTATCGTTAAGCAATAGGTGCGATCTCTTTAGCAGCTAGATCAAGCGGAAAATTGTGTGCGTTTCTTTCATGCATTACTTCCATACCAAGGTCAGCTCTGTTTAAGACATCAGCCCAAGTAGGAATTGTTTTACCACTAGCATCAACTACGGATTGATTGAAGTTAAATCCGTTGAGATTAAATGCCATTGTAGAAATTCCCATGGAGGTAAGCCATATGCAAACGACTGGCCAAGTAGCAAGGAAGAAATGAAGACTACGACTATTATTGAAAGAAGCATATTGGAAAATTAATCTCCCAAAGTAGCCATGTGCGGCTAC